GATATTGCCAACGATGCTATCCATGGGAGTCCGGTACTGACAGGCAATAACCGAAGGTCAATTAAGTTTGAAGTCGGGCCTGGCGGTGAAGTTGCTAAGTATGAAGGTGAAGGAGCAATCTATAGCACATCAGGATATGGTGGTTTTCTGGAAACTGGAACTGTAAAAATGGCAGCCCGCCCCTATTTCAAACCTGCGCTAGACAGAAACATTAAGAATTTACCCAATTTCATAAAAGGACATTTGGGATAATGGCGATAACTGATACCAACAGCGTGATTCGTGCGTACCTAATAACCTGCGGGACTCTAATCGCCCTTATCGGTGGAGCTACTCCTAGAATATACTGCCCTAGATTGCCTGAGAATGCAATCCTACCAGCAGTTAGTTTCTTTACCCGGGGTGGTACCTCGACTCCTTACATTCCAGGTATACCTTCACCCAGTGTTCAGTTTGACTGCTGGGCTGATAATCCTATCACAGCTAGGAATGTATATAACAAACTTTATGATAACTTGCAGGGTATTGAGAATATCACAGTAGGAGCTTATAAAATCCTGTCAGCCATAGAAGAAGTTCAAGGCATGGACTTGGTTGATAACGAAATTCAAAACTACTTTAGGGTGCTGACTTTCTTTAGTGTAATGATACGAGCTGAGTAGTTAAAATGCCCCTATGTCGATTAAGGGGGCTTAGACCCATTGCACGAGGCGGCTTAGGTCACCTTTTTCTATATCAAAACAGAGGAGGTAAAAACATGGCATACACAACACTAACGGTATTGGATGCGGTCAAGGCAGGGTCTGAATTGATTGCCCTGATGGTCGGGGCTGATACACAGGCTGGGGATGGGTTTGACTTTGCTAATGATGGGCAGACTATCCTGCTTGTTCTCGACCAATTGGCAGCAGGGGCAGGAGATACCATCACATTTCAGGCAGTTACCGACCCAGACGGCAGAGCAGAAACCACTTTAACCAGAACGGTCGTAGCTGCGAAGATTTATGCTTATGGCCCGTTCCTGCCACTCATTTGGAATCAGTCTAATGGCAGAGTGAGATTAAAGTTCACTACGGCTAATGCTAAAACTCAACTAATGGCAATAAGAGTAAGTAATCCAAGTTAAGGAGGTAAATTATGGCAGCTCAAACATTCACAGTGGTAAATGCTTCAAAGACTGGTATTTTAGACATATCAGCCCACGCCAGCAAGAAACTAGGTAATTCTGCTGGAGCTGACTATTTCATAATACCAAACGATGGCAAGACAGTATTGGTTTGTGTTTGTGGTGCAGCAGCCAAGCTGCTGACCTTTGATGTGACAACAAATCAGTGGGGGCGCACTGAAACACTCACATCTCAACCAACATCTAGTGGACAGTCTATATTCGGCCCTTGGCTACCACATCTTTTCAATAATTCAAGTGGTAATGTCCAATTCAAACCTGCGGCCAGTGGATTGGCAACTGACATCTATCTAGCAGTCAGAGTATGATAAAAATTTACTAGGAGGTAAAAGGAAATGGCAACCGTTGTAGCAAATGTCTTGGTAGGGACAGGTACACTTTACTACCACACCACAGCAGGGACAGCATCAGCGAGTGTCACAACTGAATTTGGTTATACTCAAGATGGGGTAACTATAGAATATACAGCTGACATCGCAGACATAGAGGTTGAGGAAGAGACTTTCCCAATTAAGCGGGTTATCACCAAAGAAGACCTGACTATAACTTGCAATTTGGCAGAGAATTTGCTTGCTAACCTTGAAAATGCGATGGCTGGTGCATTAACTGGTGGCGCTGGCATAGTTGATTTGGGTGCTGGAGCACAGCGAACGATGGCTCTCCGATTTTACGGAGTTGGGCCTGGCGGTACACATCGTACCGTATATATTCCCTATGCAAACCCAGTTGGTGCAGTAGGTATGGCTTACAAGAAAGGGGAAGAGACAATAATCCCCGTTTCCTTCAAAGCCTATCAGGGTGTGTCTGGTGCTGATGTTGTAACGATAACTGACGCATAAAGTAATTAAATAAAAGGAGTGAATCATGGTAAGTGAGAGAACAGAAGAGCAAATCGTGGCTCAATCTGGTATCACGGTAATACTGGGGGGTAAATCTTATGAGATTGCCCCCCTTGTTATCCGCGACTCCCGACCGTGGCGCCAGAAAGTCATCTCTCTAATTGCACCTATACCTCAAATGACCAAGACCTCCACGGATACGCCAGAGGACTTTGAGCAGGCATTGACTACATTGCTCGTAACGATGCCTGACCAGGTTATAGACCTTTTCTTCGACTATGCGAAAGACCTAGATAGGGAAGAAATAGAGTCCGCTGCCACAGATGCAGAAATGACTCAGGCATTCAAGGAGGTTATTGCAGTCGCCTTCCCTTTAGCACAAAGCGCTCCCGATGTGATAACGAGGTTGTACGGGGGGGAGAAAAAGACGATGAAGAAAGGTTCACGGTAGGCGGTTCCTTTGAATTCTTAATGTGCGAATGGCATATTACCCCGGACTATATCATGAACAACTGGACAGATGAGTTGCTCGGTCTTATGGTGGAAAAACTTGTCGAGAGAAAAGACAGGGAAACGAGTGCAATAAAAACCTCTAAGAAACCTGTGGAATCAGAGGAAATGTTCAAGGTTAGAACTAGGAACTTAATAAAATGGGAGTCATGACATGGCGATTAGTGTAGGCGATGCTGTCTTGAAGCTAGGTGTTGACACAAAAGACCTGGACAAAGGTATGCAGGGTATTGGCAACACAATAAAGAGTCACCAGAAGGCAATAGGGCTTGGTATGACCGCAGCTGGCGGTGCAATTCTGGCTGCCGGTGCTTTATCTATCAAGACCTTTGCCGAGATGGGTGATGAAGTCCAGAAGATGGCTCTCAAGACTGGGTTATCGACTGAAGCACTTTCCGAATTACGCCATGCTGCCGAGACAAGCGGTACTAGTCTGGAAGGTATTGAAAAGGGTGTCAAACGTATGGCATCAACTCTGCTTGATGCTGAGATGGGACTCTCAACATCGGTCGATGCCCTGAATGAACTTGGACTTTCAGTTGAAGACTTTAAGGGTTTAAGCCCAGAAGAAGCCTTTATCAAGTTTATGGAGGCCATTGCTAGTGTAGAAGACCCTCTCAAGCGGTCAGCCTTGGCTCAGGATATATTCGGTAAATCTGGCGTTGACCTTTTACCTATGATGGAAAACGGTTCCCAGGGTCTGGCTAAACTCCGCCAAGAAGCTCATGATTTGGGTATTGTCTTCGACCAGGAAGCAGCAAACAAAGCTGCCGAGTTTTCTGATGCTATGGACAGAATGGACAAGTCTGTTTCTGGTGTGAAAATGGCGATTGCCGAACAACTGATACCAGCTTTGATGCCACTTATTGACAATATAACCGCTATCATCAAACAGGTAACTACTTGGGCAAAGGAACACCCCGAACTCACAAAGGTTATTGTGATAGGCACTGCTGCGTTTGGGGCATTACTTACAGTGCTTGGCTTGCTCTTGGTTTTGATGCCCGGCATAACTGCGGCTACCGCAGCCTTTGGAATCACTTTGTCTGCGGCAATATGGCCTATCACATTGATAGTAGCTGCTATTGCAGGGCTAATTGCAATAGGTGTCCTGTTGTGGCAGAACTGGGATACCATCTCTGCGAAGGCTACTGCGGTATGGGGCGGTATCGTTACCTATATTTATCAAGTAGTGTCTCAGATAGGAGCGGCTTGGAATAGCCTAATAACTTACTTTAATAATCTTTGGCAGACAGTATCGACTATCTTTCAAGGTATAGCCGATGCGATGTGGGCACCGATTCGTAATGCTATCCAGTGGATTATAAACTATATAGAAACTTTGAGGGCAACGCTACGCTCATTGTCCGGTATGTTTGGTGGCGGTGGTGGCGGTGGTGGTGGCGGCGGTGGCGGTGGTAGTGCACCCGTGCCTGAATATGTAAACCCCTGGGATTTAGAATATATGGGGCCTGAATATGTAAACCCCTGGGATTTAGAATATATGGGGCTTCAGCATGGTGCTATTGCAATGCGTCCTCTGCTGGCCAAGATAGCTGAAAGGGAACCAGAGGCAGTCATACCATTGTCGAAGTTGGGGGGAGTGATTGGTGGAGTAACTATCACCGGCAATAACTTCTATGTCAGGGAAGAGGCCGATATCAACAAGATAGGGGATAGGCTTGTGCAACTAATCAGACTAAAGACAGGAGTGCGTATATAATGACAAACGAATTCAGGCATAAAGATGTAGTCGCTGGGGAAATAAGCGAAAATGAGTATGAAGCCATAAACCAGCATGTAGCCAATAACCAGGCAGTCAATGATATGCTCTATTTTAATGGCACTTGTTGGGTTAGAGCGACTCCAGCAACCATAATTGCTCTACTTGCTCATAAAACCTCCCATCAGGATGCAGGAGCAGATGAAATCTCCGTAACTGGGTTGTCAGGTTTACTAGCAAATGACCAGCATGTTCTTGATGCCGAAGTCTTGGCAGTTGCTGAAGCCTCAGGTGCAGTTGCCACTCATGCTGCACTTGCCACTGGCATACATAATGTGGGTGCATCCACTGTAGCTAGTATAGCCAACATAGCCACTCATGCTGCTTTGACTACTGGAGTTCATGGAGCAAGCAGTAACTATCTAGCATACGTTCGCACAACGGGGCAAACACAAGTAGCAAGAACGGCTACTCTTGTTGTAGCAGCTAGTGATGCTTTTGCCTTATCAAAGTCACAAGCCGATTATGTCTGTGATGGCACAGCCGACCAAGTAGAGATAAATGCAGCTTTAGCTGCTCTACCGGCCTCTGGCGGCGAAGTAGTATTAAGTGAGGGCAATTTTGCTATTGCTGCCAGCATAACGCCAGCTACCAATTCAAAGATTCGTGGTCAAGGTATGGCGACTAAGTTGACTGGTGCCGCTGGCATAAGCATTTTTGACCTCAATAATAAAGATGATGTTAAAATCTCCGATATGTGGCTCTATGGCGCTGGTTCATCCGACCTGACCAGTGGCTTGGTATGGATTCAAGGCGGCTCGGTAAGGATAACAGTTAAAGATGTCAAGATTGAAGCTACCGAGTGGGGCATGTTAATTGACTCTGGTGGTAGCACTGATATTCTTGTCGAGGGGTGTCTTTTTACCGATATTGGCGATGTTGGTGGGGCTACAGGCTATGGCATCATAACCGCTGGTTTAAGGGTGCAGATTATCAACAACCGTTTTGTCAGTGTCAGAAGGCACGCTGTCTACTTCACAGGTTCAGCTTCACATAGTGGTTCATATTCAGTATGCTCAGGAAATCAAATTTATGACAATGACTTTATAGCGATAACTACAGGAGCTGTTTCGGGACAACCAGCCAATGAGCATATCGCTATAAGCAATAATGTCATAAATAATACACCAAAGGGTGTTTATCTTGGTGATTTAGCTGGCTATATCACCATTGTTGGCAATACCATAAAAGATGTGACTCAAGGAATTTATCTTGAGGGGCAAAACAGCTTTGACATGACCAAGCTACCATACCACGTTGCCATATTGGGCAACGTGATCGATACTTGTGCTTATGGAGTGGTAATTTTAGGAGGCAGTTATATCAGCATAGCTGGCAATACTGTTAAAGGTGCTACTACATCTGGCATTGAAATAACATACGCCGGTAATAGGTGTGTTGACCATGTGAGCATATACGGTAACACACTTAACGGAAACGGTGGCGGAAACGGAATAAGACTTGATGCTTTCAGCAATACCAGACATGTTCTACATGATGGCAATGTAATTTCTGGTTTTACCAATGCTATCTCTTATGTTGATGGGGCTGCCGCTCCAACTAAAGGTTTCTGGCAGAAGGGTGACAAATTACTCAATTATGCTCCAGCATCTGCCGGTCCCTGGATGTGGATTTGCGTATTCAGGTGGGATACTACCATTTCAGCTACTGAGGCTGCTGGGCAAACGGTTCTTAGTGTGACAGATGCTCCTGTTGCAGGAGGGGTAGCCGTTAATGATAAGATAGGAATTGTCCTTGATACTGGTGCTATTCATTGGTCGTATGTTACAGCCAGGGCAGATGGCAGTCCTAACACCATCACTATCAATGATGTTTTGCCATCACAGGCAGATACGCCCAATGTCGTTTATGTTTTCAGGTTTGTAGCCAGCGGGAATCTAGCTTAAAGAGTTTCTTAAAGAAAAGTGCTTGTTCCTACTCCACCGAGAGACTTAATTGCTGAGATAGATGAAATTAAATTAATTTTGGAAATTCCATAGGTAAAGAAAAATGCCATTTCCATACACATTTCCTATAGTATTTGGTGCTCCCAATGCTGCTATAGTTGTAATTATAGATGGCGATTGCACCTTATTAAAAAAGGGGGCTACATTAGTTGAACTCAGGATAGAGGAACGTAGTACAGCCGAATTCACCGTTGTTGATACAATTGGTATTGCATCATATCAGAAGGGGCAGCCTGTTCACATATACGATATCGCGGATGACCTGATATTCGGCGGTGTGATAGATACCCCTGAAAAGATTGCTCAAGCCCCCAGCGGTGGATTGTACCACATCATAAGTTGTGTGGATTGGCATTACTTGGCTGATAAACGTTTGGTGGCAGAATCCTATACGGCTACAGCTGCAGGGACTATTGTGGCCGATATCCGCACAAAGTATCTGGCCGCTGAGGGGATAACGGCAGGAAC